ATTCGATAACCCTATTTGAGCAAATGATAACCCTGCCACCAACGCACTGAAAGCAAGTCCAGCAGCACCAGCAGCCGGCACCAACTGCGTTAAGTTGTTTGAGATAGCATTAAAACCATACGGCAAATCCTGTATAACACGGCTGATACCTGTGAAGTCTTTACCCATCTTCACCACCTTACCGCCTGTGGCACCGGCAGCAGAGGAAACATTGTCCAGCGAGTTCACCGTCTGCGACATCGCTGCGAGTGCCTGCTTATTATCTGCCGTTATCGTTATCCGTAAGTTTTCCTGTGCCATCGCTTATAGTGCTTGTGAAAGTTTCTTCATGTTTTCGATGAATTGCTCCTGCGTTAATTTCTCCCCCCTATCAGGTATCTCATCCGTTGACAAAGGTAAGAACTCTGTTATATCTTTTCTGCCCTTCGTTTCCGTGTTAGTGCAGTAGATTACGTACGCTATCAATCTTGTCCTTTGCCACTCTGCCAACTGCCTCGCCTCATACCCTTTCCTATACAATAAAAATTCTCGCCAAGTAAGCCGCCAAAACTGCTCAATCGTTAGGCCAACTTCCAAGGCGAGAACTATAATCTCATCCCAAGTCTTTTCTCTTAACTTTTTTTTTCCTCTTGCGCCTCCTTATCAGCAGGTATATCAGGAATCATGGACTTTATGGTGTAGTTCACAAACCCTGCAATCGCAGCACCATTAGCACCCCCCGATTCATCAATGTACTTTGCAGCAGTACGCTCATCAATCACCGTTCCAGCGCTCTCCGATGCCGCCTGTACCATTGTGATTATGTGCTTGAAAGCAAACACCTCCCCATCGTACAACTGCATAAGTTTTGATATGGCAAGATTGCCATTCATCTCACAAAAGCGGTGCATCGCCCAAGTACCCCATTCTAATTTGATAACACCTCCCGAAATTGGCAATTCGTATGGTGTCATAGATTAGTAGGTCTTTGTTTGCGTTAAAGGAGCATTAGCCACCATAAATTCAGCATCAAACTTCATTGTATCCTTGTCATCTGCACTTAAAGAAAGTGAGGTAACGAAGATTTCACCGCTATACACGATGTCACCTGATACAGCGGTGGCAGGGCCGAAACGTGCAGGGCATTGTATCTTGTTCTGCAGCATGAAGTACAAACGCTCATAGCTTTCACGGCTCACGGCACCGGCTTGGTCAATGGCGTGACCACTACAAGAAATGGTCTGACTTACTGAATCACCGGGCAGTTGCAAGTCACCGCATTTGCTATCAGCATCAATGGCATCACGGGTGATTTCCATTGAGTTGGAAGTCAAACAGGCAACGGGCAGAAAAGAGCTGTTTCTGTCGAAGTCAAGTTGCAGGATAATATCCCTGGCATTTACGAAAGTGTAGGACATATTTATATTGTTTGTGTGATTACAAAGGTATAACGAATAATAACACGAAAAGTGTTCTCCGATGGGTCTAAATCCTCCAGGTTGTTGACTGATTCCATTACCACATTCTTACAATCCCATCCGGCTGGCAGCGTTACAATCGTGTCGGAATTTATGCCGCCCATAACGAGTTCGGCAATCTGTTCGGCCCTTTTGAAGCCGTATGAACTTGTTTTTGTTACGATGTCAAGTGTTGCTGATACATCGTGTGAATATCCTGTCTTATTCTCTATTTGTCCGGCAGTACGGGAACTGATTACAATATACTCCCCGTTGGCATCATCCGGCACCATAGCATCGTACACATCAATATAAGCGTATGCCTGTAGTTGGCTTACAAGCCATTTCTTAATCTCTATGGCAGGGTTTTTCATTATCATTTGAACAGGTTTTTGAGTCGCTTAATCAGTTTCGGCTTTTCTTCTTCGTATGATGGTATGAGGAATGGTTGGGGCGGAATACCCTTGTTAATGATAGAGCGAAATATCGCAAATGTGAGTTTGGGGTCTATACCCTTACGCTTCACCCACAATTCGATTGACTTCCACATATTGCCCGTTGTTTTCTTCCCTTTGAATTGCGCTGCAAATGCTTCATATCCGGGCGGTACCTTAACCTGTGATTTCTTTTTGCCTGCCGTTCCAAATTCTACATACGGAGCATATTCAACTCCTGCAAATACTGATTTGAATAACTTATTGTCTATATCAAATTTGATGCTTTGACGTAGTTTAGTGAAGTTGGCTGGCGCACGTCTTATTGCATTACGTTGTATGTTTATTACCGATGCATCCAGTTCCTTTGCAAGTCCTTCAGTCGCTGCCTTATCCATCTTCTTGATGGCTTGCTCAATCTGCTTTACCCCTGATATGTCAAGACTAAATCCTGCCATCAATTAAAGATTACAATTTCAAGATACTCCTTTCGGTTGTTAATGTCGGTGATTGAATGTATCGCATATTCCACACCATTAATCTGTAACCTGTAGGTATTATCAATGGTGAGGGGGTAGCGGACATACACCCGTGCCGAATCGGTGTAGGTTACCTCCGCTGCTATTAAAGTGCGGTCTTGCCCCAGCGGTACATAATGGCCCCAAATGGTGCCGGTAGCCGTATAGGTGACCGTATATCCCCCCTCACCATCGCTAACTTGAGCCGGTTGCATAACGGTAATCGGCTCAATGAGTAATTCTGCCGACAGGAATCCAGGTGTATTGCTTTTTATCCTCATAGTATCGGTGACCTCCTTGTATATTGCTGACAGGCCCGCCATGCTTTCTGACATACACCCATCGTTTCATCAAATGCACCCCGATTCTCGTAGAGGTGGTTAATCTGATCCATTAGGGCATTTTTCAACCCCGTAGGTATTGCCGTATATCCCACATTATACACCGCCCTCATATTGGCAATACGGGGGAAGGTGATTACAGGATGCTGACCACCTACTACGGTCTTATCAGTCAATTCAGTGCCTGTGGTGCTATCGTAAAGCGTAACCGAGGAAGTAATCGGGCCGTAGGGCAGTTGTAGAAATCCTCCCTCATTGCTAAACCACAACTGCACCTGCTTTGTAAGCAGCGATAAGCCGGTGGCATTTTCAATGTGTTGACGGGCAGAGCGTATCATCTCTGATATTTGTGCATCCTCCGAAGTGTGGCTCACCCGTAGGTATAACTTCGCCTCGGCAAGCGTTACCGGCTCGGCATAACTTACCTCTGATATGAGGTGATCTATAACGTAAGATTGATTACCCATTGTTCAAAGTTTATTAAATTTTGCTCCGGTTCAAGTTCCTTTGCCCGTTGCAGCGATTTATGACTGTAAAATTCGTATTTATTTTTCACATTATTGATGGCCGCAGTCCAGTCATCTAATCGGTCAGGTCGGCAGTATATCGCAGCATCGCCACAATTCTCACGAAGGCCCGGCAAATCGCTCACAATTACAGGTATCCCCGATGCCATTGCCTCCGTTGCCGTCCTTCCCCACGATTCGTATTGCGAAGGCATTAATAGTATTCCCGTTCGCCTATACGCATTGCGAATATCCGGCTGATTAGCCATGTAGGATACATTCGGCAACTCTTTGTATATCTGTTGCCCGTAGCCGCCCTGTACGCCCAAGAATCGTTCCTGTGGCATCGCTTCGGCTATGCGGTAGAACATCTCCGCCCCCTTATTCTTATTTAAGTTTATCAGCGTTATTTCCTGTCCCCGTTCAACCCTGTAATGGTTGATGTCAACGGGTGGGGGTAGTATGAATCCGTTGTTATCGTACTTGCAAAACTCACTATTCCACTTGCTATTATACACCACGTTCAAATGTCGGTTAGACCTAACGGAAGTGTACATAAATGTATTATGCGCAAACCATACGGATGGTTTCTTCGATGTCTTGCAATCATTGACTACATCCTGCGCAAAGTCTAATTGAGTAAAGATTATATCGGACCATTCGTGATGGAAATACCAATCATGGGTCCGGTTAAATACCGGTATTCCTTCGTATTCGTATTGCTCGTTATTCATCGCGGAGGTCATCACCTTTACCTTGTGACCTCTTGCTAACATCCATTTGTTGATGGCGTGTGCCATCCATTCGGATCCAGATTTTGCCATTGGCAAGTAGCTCTGAACGTGCCACAAGATGCGCAGTTTTTTTGGGTATGTGTTTTCGCTCACGCTTTTTCATATAAAATAAGGGGGAAGGATTTTACCCCTCCCCCATTATTATTAGATAGTAGCGAAGATGGCACTATTAGGCAGCATCAAGTTGATGGCTTCATAGCACTCAATACGGGCAGTCACCATGTTGGTAACGAAGTTGTTTTGATCTTCGTAACTCAACTCGATGTTTACACCGTTTACTTCTACACGCTCAATGAAAGAAGAATCCAGCAGCAGCGCACGGGCAGAAGGAATCCAGTTAACACCAACGATAGGTACACCAGCCAAAGACAATGCGCCGTTAGCAGCATTAACCTGGAAAGCACCTGCGCCGAGGTAGTAACCGTTAGTGAGTGATTCGTTCAGCAAAGTTGACCACAGAGAATTGCTCACAAACACTACAGAAGTAGAGAAGTCAGCAGCACGGTGGTTACCAATCAACTGGGCAATGTCACCGATGTTGGTAGCAGCAGTAGTGGTAGTAGTACCAGTTGCAGCACCGGAAACGGTAGAGAAGAAAGATGAGTTTTCTGCACGGAAGAAATCACGAGTTAACAATCTTGGCAGCGTTTGGCTCATAAATGGCAGGTTAGCCAACATCTGACGGCTGAACTTGCTGAAACCAGCGATGAAGTTGTTAACGGTTTTAACTTCAGTCAGTGAGTAATCATTCTCACGCTTCAGTGAACCTTCAAGTTGTGCAGCGATGTTGTTGGCATTACCAGTTGCCTCACGGTAAGTTACATACAAGCCGGTAGAACTTTGTACGGTAGGTACGAAGTCCCGGAAGTTAACCAGTTGTGAAGGGAAGATGGCCTGACGGCTGTTGTAGGTAGCAACTGAATCACCAGACAGGTTAGATGCTAAAGTCATTGTCTTTACTTCGGGCATTTCAATCAGTACACGGCCATTGCGCTTAATTTCTCTTTCGATGTCACCCATGTTGGAGAGTTTTTCTTCCAGGGCCTCTGCGAAAGATTTGCTTTCAACGGCTTTGCCAGCGGCAACCTTCGTGCTGATAGCATCGAATTGCGCCTGCATTGCAGACTTAAATTCAGCGAGGTCAGCAGCGCTTACAACTCCATCGAGTTTGCTTTTCAGTTCAGCGGCTACGGCCTTTGCTTCCATTGCATCGGATTTAGCATTGGCAGAATTTGCCAGTACTTGCGTGAGGTTATCTCCGATTGATTTCACCTCCGCAGCGATTTGTTCTTGTGTCATTTTACAAGTTTTTTAATCTGTTATTAAATTGTTTGAGAGCCTCAAATACAACCTCATTCGATTCCGGCTCTACTGCTTTCGCTGCGGGTGGAGTGGTGAGTTCTAATATGGCGGTTTGTATCTGTTTTATTTCAATCTCCAATAGGGAGAAAGTTTCATCTGTGAATGTGCCGTGCTTAAATGCTTTTGTCAGCGATTCAAGTCGGCCTATTAATGTTTGTTTCAGTTCATCCGGCTCCATGCCTTTGTAAACTGAAATCGTTGGAGTTTCGGGGTTGGCTGCCCAAAGTACGGCACTACCTTCGTATAACATCAATTCGGTAATGGTGCGCACTCCGCTTTCATTATTCATTTCCGATTTTATCGTACTAAATCCGATGGAGTGCTGATTGATAAGACCTGCCTCATAAAGTTTAAGCACATCTTCACCAGCTTCCGTTTCAATGATGGGTGTAACTGCAATCAGCATATCACCATCAACATACAATTCAGAAGGTTTGCCGATTGCTGCTTTCATTGATGCCTTATGATCAATCAGCGACCAAATGAGGTTCTTTCCTTTCGGCCCTCTTTCGCTTATGGTCTTTGTGAATGCAGTCGGTAGTATGATGTCGCTATCAAGGTCAACATTCGATGTCCTTGCCCATACGGCTTTCACCTTGCGGCTTTCTACATCCACATCTTCAACATCATTCTTTACCTGCTTACATTGATACTGCTTCATTGATCAAACTTTGTATTTGCAAAAATAAGGTGTTATTCCACAAGTTCCACATAGTGCCAGCCGGCCCACGTAACCCACCGCTAATCTCAACTGGTCTGTCTTGTGAATCTCTGACAACTTCAAATCCAACCGTACATCGGCAGTTGCATACATTTCCTGCGCTGCCGTTAGGATCACCTGGATATTCCATGATGTCAATACTTCCCATCCCCGCAACTGTGAAAGGCGAATCTGTAGGAACTTGCTTTCCATCCATGTGCAAGTGGTCAAACTTATCACGGGGTATTCTGCGTGTGCGGTCATCATTAATCGAAATCCATTCTTTAACGGTCATTAAACCTGTTGATACTGCCCCCAGTAACGCTCCCTGATTTGCTGCCCGTGTTGTTTCAGTACGTGCAATCAGTTCAGCACGGTAAGCATTAATACCTAACTTTTCTAACTCAGTCATCATTTGCGTAATACCCCACCCCTCTTGCATACCCTTTGTGAGAATCTTGCGCATATCATCTTTAGTGGTAGTGGTAATGCCGCCCGTTAGCTTATCAAGTCCACCTTCCAGCAGCATCTTAATAACTATCGCCCATCTTTGTTGTGGTGTTAAGTCTTGCTTCATCCCGGCACTTCGCAAAACTTTATCATAGGTGTACTTGGCCATCTGCTTACCTGCGCCTTGATGGAGTGAGCGAATGGCACGTTTCAAACCTTCTTCATCGGGTTGCTCACCTTTGAGTATTTGCCGGCATTGCTTATCTAACTCACGTTTGATAATCACCCGGTATTTCTTACGATATGCGTTATACAGTTGGCGGTACATCTACAGGTAGATTGGTGAAATCATCTAACGGCTGCAATCCCGATGGTATGTATAATTTCTGATAATCTTCAATCGGTACATTCGGGTCAGGTGCGATGCCCTGTATCTTCAATTTCTGTTCGGGTGTTATCCACCATGCAGTATTAAGCCATGTGCTTTGCTCTGCCCTGTTCGCCTCCAATTCGGAATATACGGTCATATCAAAGTCCACGAATATGTCAGTTCCCTTGTACCCCCAATCATTTTGCAGTTTGCGGTTGATATTGTCACGAATGGCAACAAGTTCGGGAAGAACGGCACGAAGGGTCAGCGATTTCTCCGCTTCTTTCATATTGTTATACGTTGCTGCTTCCTGACTTCCCAGCAGTACGGGTGGTACACCGTAAATGGAGCATAGGGCTTCTTTATCCCATTTCTCCGATTCAATCAGTTGCAAGTCCTTTGCCGGCAATCCGATTTGCGCCCATCCTACTTTATACCCCGATACGGCAGCACTCCCGTACTTGCCCGAACCTGTATTGGCAGAAACCTGCATTTTAAGGGCCTTGGCTTGCTCGGCACCAGATAACGGGTCGAAGCGTTGGTCATCCATGTAAAGTACCCCTAACGGCCCCATGTTATCAAACATAGCAACACTTGCCTCTTTTGATGAATTGGAACGTGTCAATACCTTACTTGCTGCCCGTAGTGGTGACAGGCCGTATAACTGCCCCCCTGTCGCTGACCATTCGGGATTGAAGTACTTATCGTGCAGAATTTCCAGCGTAT